CAAACAAACACTCTTTGCTGCAGCAAAAAGACAGATGAAAACAGCACCTACACCAGATCCTCATGTATTACAACAATTCATAAATTATTCAAAGAAAATAATAGATGATGAATTAGGACCATATTTAAAACATTTTTCATATGATGTAACACAATGGATAAATCATCTAAACTATGCTAAACAAAAAGCCATAATACCTATTCATGAATATTGCCAAGGTACTCTAGATATGACAAAATACACAAAAAAACAAATAAGAGACATGTTATCATTATCTTATACTGCAATATGTAAAACTGAATTGCAACCACCAGATGGTAAGCCAAGAATGGTCTGCTCTATACCACAAATGATTAAATATACTATGGGACCAGTAACATGGAAATTGGAGGAAATATGCCAACAACAATTCAACGGATATTGTGGTGGTAAGAATTTACAACAAATGGCACAAGACATCAACAAATATTTAAGTCAAGGATTTACTAAAGTTGTTGAAGGGGATGGTTCTGCATTCGATAATACACAGGATGTAACATTAAAAGAAATAGATAGATATATATATAGACAGGTGACTCACTCCATATATCATGTATCAAAAAAAGAAATTTAGAAAGATTAGTCAAGCAATGTATAAACATATGAAAATTAAATATAATTATAATAAACATATGAGAACTTACTTTTCTTATTACATACTAGGTACTGTATTCTCAGGAGATTGTGATACTACTCTATGTAACACACTTAGAATGGCTTTATATAATAGATTCGTTAATGACCAAGCAGGATTGATTTATGGCAAAGATTACATAGTGTTCTCCAAAGGAGACGATTTCTCGGTACTATACAAACCATATGTTCATGATGATCTAATACATCAAATATATAACAAATATTTTTTAAACAAACCAGATGCTCAGATGGAAATAAAGGATACAAGACAATATGGTATAGGACAAATACTTAAATTTTTAACAATAGGAGAGCCAGATACTTTTTCTTTTTGTTCATTACGTAGTTGGTTCACCAATATTAATGAATCAGAGATAACATTAACAAGAGACCCAAAAAAATTATTCAATGAATCTCTATATAGTATCAAATATAAGACATACAATGTACAACAAAGAGCAGCTTATCATCTAGATTTAGCAATGTCTTACATCACAAATTATTATGGTATAGATATATTTCATATCATGGCACAAGCACATTTTGCAGAATACAAAAAATATAAAAAGTTGTTATACAAAAAATATACAAAAATACCAGACCCACTTATGCTTGAAAACACA